TAGCGCAGCTAAATTCTATGTTCAGGCATTAGGTGGTTTCGCATCACAAGGATTAGGAGCAAATGGTGTTAACGCACAAGGAACACAATGGTGGAACAATGGTTCACTAACTGTAAATGGTGTAAAGATATTTGTTTGTCCTGGTATGTCAAATGATAAGATGTATGCAGCACAAAGAAGCAACCTATATTTCGGTACAGGTTTATTAAACGACACAAATTCTGTGAAAGTTTTAGATATGGCTGACTTAGATGCTTCAAACAATGTTCGTATGGTAATGAGATTCACAAGTTCAGTTCAGTTTGGAATTGCTTCTGATATCGTTGAGTACGCTTAATAATTAATTAACCAAAGAAATAGGGTAGGTGGATTATCTACTTACCCTTTTTTTATAAATAAAATATAAATACTATGGCTTGTACATTAAACACAGGTAGAAAATTACCTTGTAAAGCAGCATTTGGAGGCATAAAAACTGTACTATTCGCTGACTATGGAACTATTGCTAGTATAGCAGTAGATTCAACAACTAAAGTAGCTACTATAACAAATGGTTCTCCAGCACCTGTTTGGTTTCAATATGATGTAAAAGGTAATTCATCACTTGAAACTACTGTTACTAGTTCTAGAGAAAATGGTACTACTTTTTATACTCAAACTTTAAACCTTACATTAACATTCTTAGATGCAAAGACACAAGCAGAACTACAAGAACTTGCACAAGCAAGACCTTACGCAGTAGTTGTTGACTATTATGGCAATAGCTTCTTGTGTGGATTTGAAAACGGGATGGAAGTAACAGGTGGAACAGTTGTAACAGGAGCAGCAGCAGGAGATTTATCAGGATTTACTTTGACATTTGAAGGAATGGAAGAAGAAGCACCTTATTTCTTAAATGCACCAGTAACTGCTTCAGCAACTCAGGTTGACCCAACAGCATAATTGTTTTTTTTAATTGTAAAATTGAGCACTCTTTCTAGGGTGCTTTTTTTTTGCTTAATTGATTGTACAAATTAGCAAGATTATTACGTTATATAAGTAATGATTATATTAACAACATCAGCACAGGCGCAAACATTATCAATTATACCTCGGCAGTATGATGATAGTGCTTTTACTATGTCTATTAGAGATGATAGCACAAACGTAACTAAATTATATCAAAATTTATCAGGTACAACAGTAGGTAATTATATGACATTTAATAATGTATTTAATCCTGTTTTAGTTGAAGCACACTTTTTTGACTTATATTTATACATTGATTATGATTTTTGGAACACTAATAATAGTTTCTGGAATTTATATGATGTTTTATGGAATGTAGATGGTAATTTTAAAGAAGATATATATCGAGATAAAATATTCTGTACTGACCAAGACATCGACCAATTAAATGACAATGACCATTATCAATTAAACAAAGGTCAATACCTTAATTATGATGAGTATAATAATACATATTTAGTAAGATGAAAAATAGAAAAAGAAATAATTTAGGACAATACGTTAAAAACTCAAAAGTATCTGAGTTTGGTTTTGTTAATTTAAGCACTTATACTAGCCCTGAAATTGAAGAAGTACAAGGCAAGGAATGGATACAATATGGTGCAGATAATAACTATTTTCAATTCCTTATTGATAGATATAACGGAAGCCCAACAAATAACGCAGCAATTAACGGTATAAGTCAAGCAATTTATGGTAAAGGATTAAACGCAACAGATGCAAGTCGTAAACCTAATGAGTATGCACAAATGGTTTCTTTATTTAAGAAAGATTGTGTTAGAAAACTTTGTTATGACCTTAAATTAATGGGGCAATGTGCTATACAAATCATATACAATAAAGATAGAAGTCGTATTGCTCAAATAGAGCATATGCCTATTGAAACCCTAAGAGCAGAAAAAGCGAATGATGAAGGAGATGTACCTGCTTATTTTTATTTTAAAGATTGGGTAAATATTAAAAAGAGTGATGTTCCTTTAAGAATACCTGCTTTTGGTATGTCTAAAGAAAGTATAGAGATTTTATATGTTAAACCTTATAAATCAGGTTTCTATTACTACTCGCCTGTGGATTACCAAGGTGGGTTACAGTATTGTGAACTAGAGGAAGAAATAAGCAACTATCATTTGAATAACATAATGAATGGTCTAGCACCATCTATGCTTATCAACTTCAATAACGGAACACCAAACCAAGAAGAAAGAAAGTTAATAGAACAAAAGATAGCTAGAAAATTCTCTGGTACTAGTAACGCAGGTAAATTTATCCTTGCTTTTAATGACAACAAAGAAAGTCAAGCCGATATCACTCCTGTACAACTAAGTGATGCTCATAATCAATATCAATTTTTAAGTGATGAATCAACTAAAAAGATAATGGTTGCTCATCGTATTGTTTCTCCTATGTTATTAGGTATAAAAGACCAATCAGGTCTTGGTAATAATGCTGATGAAATTAAAACCGCATCTTTATTAATGGATAATACTGTTATAAGACCATTTCAGGAACTTTTAATAGATAACTTTGACAAAATACTAGCATACAACGAAGTGTCGTTAAATCTATACTTTACGACCTTACAGCCATTAGAGTTTACTGAGGTTGACCCAACAATACAAGACAAAGAAACTATTGAAGAAGAAACTGGGGTTGAAATGGGAACTAAACTGTCGAAAGAAGTTTTAAAAATGATTGATGGTAAAGAGGCTTATGACACCAAAGAAGAAGCTATTAAAGTAGCTGAAGAAAAAGGTTGTGGTGGTTATCACGAACACGAAGTTGAGGGCGTTGTATATTATATGCCTTGCGAAAATCACGAAGAATTAAAAGCACCTTGCTGGGATGGTTACGAACAATACGGAACTAAAATGAAAGATGGAAAGGAAGTTCCTAATTGTATTCCTGTTAAAAATAAATCTGAGTTATCTGAACAAGATACGGATGAAATAATCGGTTCACTTGAAAAAAGTGGCGTTAAGATGTCAAAAGAATGGGTTTTAGTAGATGAGTTAGATGAAGATTCAGAATATAGTAATGAAGATTGGGCTAATTATTTAATAAAAGAAAAACCTCAAAGCCTTTTAAAAAGAGTTAAAAGATTAGTAGGATTAGTATCAGCTACAGACTACAATGTTGGCAGTAAAAACAATGGTTCAGCTTATAGCGACTTAGATTCTAAGAATGGTTTATATAAAATAAGATATAAATATGCTAGAGGAATGGCTAAGTCAGGAAAGAGTAGACCATTTTGTGAAAAAATGATGAACTTAACTAGTCTTGGTATTGTTTGGCGTATTGAAGATATTGACAAAGCTAGTTATAGAGAGAATGTCAATGTTGAATTTAGACATAAACCTGATATGCCTTATAATATTTTTGAATTAAAAGGTGGTATATATTGTCAGCATAAATGGGTAAGGGTTTTATATAGATTAGATTCTAACACAGAAGCATCAGAGAACTTAGGTAACTACCAAAAAACAAGAACAATACCTGCATACGCTAATAGAAACCCTAAGGGGTGGAAAAAAGCAGGTAAAGCAACCGATAAAATGTCAGGAAGAGGCGCATACCCTAAATAAATAAAATATGGCTACACAATTATTCATAAATAGAACAGACTTAATTAGAAACTCCATACTAGATGGGAATGTGGATACTGACAAGTTTATACAATTCATAAAGATTGCGCAAGAGATACATATCCAAAATTATATGGGTACAGATTTATATAACGGATTATCAGCAGCAATACCTAACATAGACCAACCTGCAAACGCAAGATGGAAAACTTTGTTAGATGATTACATAGTCCCTATGCTAATATGGTTTGCACAAGTTGATTACTTACCTTTTGCAGCTTATCAGGTGCGTAATGGTGGTGTATTTAAGCATCGTTCAGAAAACGCTGACACAGTTAGTAAAGAAGAAGTTGATTATCTAGTAGAAAAAGCAAGAACAAATGCTGAATGGTATTCTAGAAGGTTTATTGACTTTATGTCTTTTAACCAAACAACTTACCCTGAATATACAAGTAACACAAATGATGATATTTATCCAAGTTATGATGCAACTTTTAATGGCTGGGTATTATGAGTTATAAACCAAAAGAAAAAAATATAGAAAAATTAAAACTATTTCTAAAAAAAATAAATAATAAAATTAAAAATAATAAGAATGGCAACTCTATTTAATACTAAAATATCACAAACTTATCAAGGCTTATTAAAGACTATCGATAATGCAGTACTAAATGCTACATTAAGAGAATTAACTGATGGCTCAGGAAACCAATCAGGTCTGTTTTTAAACAATGCAGGAGATTTTAAAGTAACTGCTATTTTAGAATGGGGTTCTTTAAAGGATACAGGCACAGGGGTTACAATAACTCAATTTGTAACACAAGCTAATGGAATAGCAAATTTTGACAATGATACTACAATACCAACTTCAGCAGCAGTAAAAGATTATGTAGATACTAAATTCTCG